CGCGGGCGTCGCGGGCGTCGAGGGCGGCGCGGGCGGCGCGGGCGTCGAGGGCGTCGCGGGCGTCGCGGGCGTCGAGGGCGTCGCGGGCGGCGCGGGCGTCGCGGGCGTCGAGGGCGTCGCGGGCGTCGCGGGCGTCGCGGGCGTCGAGGGCGTCGCGGGCGTCGCGGGCGGCGCGGGCGTCGCGGGCGTCGAGGGCGGCGCGGGCGGCGCGGGCGTCGCGGGCGTCGCGGGCGTCGCGGGCGTCGAGGGCGTCGCGGGCGTCGAGGGCGGCGCGGGCGGCGCGGGCGTCGCGGGCGGTGGACGGATTTCGCTTCGCGAAATCCGTCAAGACCCAATCGACCGCCTTCTGGAGAGGTGGATGGTCTTCCGTCTCCCAACCGGCCTCTAGCCGAATGATTTTGCGGGTGACGCCAAGAGCTTTGAGATATTCTTCCAGGTGCCTGGTTACCGCCGGCACGTCGAGCGTGCCAGGGTAATTACAGGCTTCGGCGAAGCGTTGTTCCTCCGATGGTGTTTTCATTTAGTCGGCGACGTTGCGGATGGCTTCCGGTGAATACTCACGCTGGCGCGTGACCCGATAATTGCCGGCCGGCAATTCGATCTTTCCGTGTTCCTGGTGGATGACGGCGCCTCCGTCAGGCAGCGCGAGAAAAAGCGCCCCAGCCAGGGTGCTGGGCTTTTCATTGGCAAAAGAAATCTCGCCTTCCTTCCACCAGTCGGCCGGATCGGAAGTCTCCAACGAATGGTGATGACCGGTGACTTCTCCGTGCGCCAGGATGATGCGACGTGAGCGCTTCTGTTTAACGGCCTCGGTGGGTATGGTTTCGATGCACTCGATGAGCACGTCGCCTTGTCGGTAGTGTGTTTTTTTCATGGTGTTTTTTTCTATGGTTATTGGTTTGTTGGTTATTGTTCGTCTTCGATCATGGAGCTGACGAGTTTGTCGATCAGCTTGTTGATGAGTTTCTCCACGTCACCGGCCACGCGCTTGATCAGCACGTGGTCGCCGGCGCCTTCGATATGGCAGCCGACCTTGGCCAGATCGGCTTCGCTCAGCGAGCGTAGGGCATCTTTCTTCGGCGTCTCCTCGGTTTTGATGAACTCGGCCGCGCGAGCCTTGAAATGGCGTTTGATGAGGGTGCAGACCTGGTCGTCGTCATTCCAGGCGACTGATCCGACGCTGGGAACGAATCCGATCTTGGTGCCGTGAATGGTGATCGTGCGCGGTTTATTAAACAGCGCCGGCGCGCTCTCGATGGAGCTGTGCAATTGCGCCTCAAGATTGGCGACCACGCCGGCCTGTTTCTTGAGCCCGCGCAGGTGTTTGTTTTTGATCGCCTCAAGATCATGCTCAAGCTCGGCGATCATGAGTTCGAGGTTTTGGTTTTCCTGGTCGTACGCGGCAACCTGGCGTTCGATGGTGGCGAAGTCGGCAGACGTGCCGGCGATTTGGTCATGTGGTGCGATCATGGATGTTGAGGGTTGAGAGTTGAGGGTTTAGAGTCAGGCATATTGTCCCCTGTGAAGGCGCGTTCAAGAGAGCCAATGGACCACGTCGACAATAGCGAGCGTAACCGGCCATCCGGTGCCCATCCGGTTCGACAGATTCCAATAAGCGCTCGGCTTCTTGGTCACCATCCTCAGCGATGGCCCCGAAAAGGATCATGCAAAGCTTGTGCATGGTTCGCTGCCATTGCCGTTCAGTTATAGGTTTACGTTTGCGTCTCATATTTCCTCCGATGGTTGTAGGTTTAAACGATGGTTAACTCGGCTTGAATGCCAGGTTGGGCGGGTTGTAATTCGGCCTGGGAAAGCTGGACGTTGTTTCGATTGGCCCAGGTCACGGCCGCGCTGCGCGAACGCAACCGATACGCGGTGACCCAACGCAGCTTGGCGCCGGGGTTTTTGTTCTGGATGCGGCCGCCGAATATGCCGCTGGCCTCATTGGTGAGCCGCATGGGTACGGCCTCGATGATCTCCAGGGCGCGAAGCGTGTTCCACGCATTGCTGGCGACGCCCTGGCGATGTTCCTTCTCGATGATGTCCTCGGGCACATCGCCTGCGGATACGTAATCCTGCACCAATGCCCGGCGCAAAATATGAGCCATCACCCGGACCAGCAGCTCGTGTTTGTACTGCGACACGGCGCGTTCGGCGTCGGAAATGGGTGATGGCAGCGTGAGCATGTTATTCGAACACGATCTTCGCCTTGATCTCTCTGGCTGGGATAATGTTGATGTGGCCCGCGTCGAATTTTTCCACGCCGACGATTCCCTGACAGTCGGCATCGTCGCCGCCGTGAATTTCCACGCCGATTTTCATGGACTGATCGAATGCGAGTAGCGACGTGATTAAATCGCGGATTTGCATATCAATCCTCCATATCATTTTCGGTTAGGAATTCGCCCGACATTTCAAACAGGTCGGTCCAGCTCTTGCCTTTGTTGCGCGGTGATTGGCTCAAATAAAGCATCGTGGTGAGCCGCATTTCCACCCGGCGGAAGCTGCCGGTAAGGGCCAACTTTTCACAAAGGTTGGTAAGGCGTGACATCTCGCCATTGAGTTCGGGCAGGCGCGATCTGATTTGATGCTGCACCAGATCCCGCACTTCGTTGACTTCCTTATCAACGGCAACCGTGAGTTCAAACGTGAACGCCAGGCGGCTGGCCCATTGCTCGTCGCGCTCAAGCTTGTCGAGCAAATCGCGGGTTCCCAACCAGAGCTGGGGCGAATGAGTTTCGTTCCATAACTCGACCAGGAAATCAATGGCCGGAGACGTGAGCTTGTGGGCCTGGTCAAAAATCAAAAGAACATCAGAGCCGCGTAGGCGTTTGGTCAGCTCGGAATACATTAGGCGGGCGCGGTTGCCGATACGTTTGCGCGGCCCTCGAATGCCGAACTTTTTGAACAGCGTGGACCGGATGGCCTCGCGCGTTCCGGTCTCGCGCGACACGGCGACCATCACAGAGCTTTCATCCGAAGACTGAAGCAGCGTGGCGCCACGGGTCTTGCCAATGCCCGCCTTGCCTAATCCCTTGCCCATGATGCCGCACCGGCGGATCATGCGAGCCGCGCTGGCAATTTGTTCCGAGACCGGGGTTGCGATGGTGGGAATTCCCGCCAGAGATTCGATTTCCCGACGTTCAAGCCAGGCCCGAAGCAATGCTTCATGTTTTGGCACGTCGCCGGGATACACGTTGCCGGCGTCGTTTAGATATTGGCTCAGGATGGATTCATTGACCCTGGCACCCTTGCAAATTTTCGCGTTGGAAAGCTCGCCGGATTCGCGTATGGCGCGGAGACGCGCCCGCAATTCTTCATCGCACGGATATATTTTAACAAGAGACTGCGTGGTGTTGTCTGACATTATTTTCCTCTTAATGGTTGGTTGATTTAATCCACCGACATCAATGCATTGCGGGCCGCGCGTTTCTTCTCGGTTTTTTCTGCGCCGTCACTGGTCAGCACAGCCACGTTGTGCTGCGAGTCTTCGAGCCGTTTGCGGGTGATCTCGGCGCCACGGGCGGCGAGCGGACAGAGAAGCTGGTTCTCAATTTTTGCGGCGGCACCCATTTGACGGTGCAGGCCGGCGACATCGGTCTGGCTGATTGTTTGCCATGCATCCACCATGCCGATCCAGCGGCCGGCGGCGTCGAATAGGTGGGCCGATTGAGGAGCGAAGGGATTGACCACCACGGCGAACTTTTCACCGGGCTTGAAATGATGGGCGAGATAACGCAGCGGCGCCGGAGAAATATCCTGATCCTCGAACTCGATCAGATGGTCGGTGCCGACCTTGACCTCGCGGGCGGTGCGTTCCTTGAGCAACATTGCCGTCTGCGCTGGCCGGAAACGGATCAGATCGGCCCGGCCGGCGTCGAATACTTCCCGTGGACTCAACTTGCGGGCCAGCGGCGTGGCGGCGGCCAGCACGGCCTGGCGATTTGCCTCGGGCAACGCGAGCACCCTGGAACCGGTCAACAGGCCAACGCCGGGCACTTCGAAATCGATGGTCGTCAATCCGGCTTCCTCCCACCCTTCCATCTCGTGTTCGGTGCGCTGGTTGATGCGCTCGTTGATTTCTTCCACGAGCCACTTGGCCGAGTTGACTTCCAGAAACGGCAGACGCAATTGCGCGATGCGGGCCGGCGGCAACGCGGCCATTGCCTTGAGCAAGGCGTCGGCGTGACGGTCGCGGCCGGCCAATTCCTCGGGCGCGTTGAGGCGGCTGTTGCTGCCGGTCTGGCCGGGAACATCCAGCAGGGCGGCCGTCTCGTTGTGGATGAGATTGCCGAGGGATTCCAGAGCGGCCTTGAACCGGAAATTGCCCTTGCTGCGGCCGGCATATTGTCCAGCGAACGAGCTGGCGCCACCGATGCCGCTGCGATCCACGAGCACCTTGCCGGCCGTGAGGTCAAAGAGGACCTTTTCCAGGTCCTCGCGGATCGCAGCCGTGCCGTGCTCGACCATCAGCACGCAGCCGTCCGGATGAAAACCGAACTCGGAGAGGACATGCGCGACCAGGAAGAGCATTTCATTTTCGTTGAGGCCGATGCTGGTGCCGTCGGGCGCTTCCATTCGCGGTTTGATTCCTCGGGCAAACTGGCAGCCGCTGAAAAGGTCGTGAGCGTGGAGCTGGAGCAGGCGCATGGCCCGGCGCTGGCCCACCATGACGACTTTAAAGTCGTGCCACATATCGTCGAAGATGAACCGCTCGCCAACGCGCAGGTCCTTGCGCGTGGTGAAAACCTTGGGCCGGAAATCGGCGGCGGCGCCCCGGCCGATCCGGGCGGCGGTCAATTCGAACTGCGAGGGTTTGTAGCGAATGAGATTGTCGTAGGAAAAACCGGGAGGAAGCGAATGGCGCGGCGTGCCTGGCTCGATGCCGGGAATCATTTCACCGGCCTTGAACCGGCGCAGAAATTCCCGGTAAGCGGGTTTGCATTTGCGCCCGTTTTCCTGGCAAAGCTTCTTCCAGAATTCGATGAACTCCGGTGAGAGGCCGCGATCCTCGGGCACCTTGGCGCGATTGATCAGTCCGCGCCATCCCTGCCGGCGCCAGTCGTCGTATTTGCGCCGGGCCGTCTGGAGCGATACGCCCTTGGCGGCCGCCAGTTTGGCCAGGTTGTTCTGGATCGGTTTGCAAATCTTGCGCAGCGCGGAGTCCCATTGTTCGACCTGGGCACGAACCTCAACGGGCAGTTGGAGGAATTCGGTCAGCTCGTGGGACTGCAATTGGGCCGTGATGGATGTGTTCATGATTTGCTGTCGAAAAGGTCCTCGATGGCGGAAGCCACCCGGTTTGTTTTGGGCTGATTAAGCCAGGCTTTACGCGCCTTTAAATGGCGCTCAAGAACGGCGATCTGTGCCTCGATAGTGTCATCTTTGAGCACGGTGAACTTGCCGCGATAGGCGCCAAGTAGTTCGACGATGGCCCGCCAATCTTCCACGGCCAGCGTCTTGAGCAGCTCCGCCTGCTCACCGATGGAAAGTTTGCGGCGCGATCCGGGCGTGGGGCTCGCGTTGCCGGACGGCTTTTTCCACAGCCCGAGCTGCTCGGCGAAATCCTTCTGCGTCTTGCCATCGGTGAGTTTCTTGACGCCGGTGGCCAGGGCGTTTTTCTGCGGCGCGGTCAGAAGATTCATCGGCTTGGACATCGGGTCGAAATCGCGCAGCGCCACGATCTTCTTGAGGCGCGGCGCGGCGGCCTTGGCCATGTCCATGAAGCGATAGGCTGTGGAAGTGGATAGGTTTGTCTCCTTTTCGAGGATTTCGTCCCAGGTCAGACCTTTCCCATTCTGGGAAACGTCAATTTCATTGGCATTTTTCAAGTTCCCATTTTGGGAACTTGATCGATGGTCGCCACCGTGGGTCACGTTTTTGTGCAGCGATATCAGCTCGAATCCGGCCATCACCTGACAAAACAGTTTACTCTGCTCCATCAGACCAGCGGCGTTCAGCCATTGGCGGGCGCCATCCCAGGTACCGGTAATTTGAGATGGAACGGACGGGTTTGATTTTTGAAGAGCGGTGTCGGTCATAGGTCGATGACTTTTTGAACGTCGGGATCGTTGGTATCCAGTCCGGCGGTTTCGAAGATTTGGCCCAGGCGGATTCGGTCGATTTCCCACTGAACCATGATCTGCCGGAATTGTTTTTCAGGCACGATTTCGTTGAGGGCGATGACGATGCCGGCGATCACGGCGTTGGCCGCGCGCGCTTCGTCCTCGCCGCCGAAACCGGCCGCGACCTGGTTGCCGGCCACGATGGTGCCAAGGCGCAGTAAAGTGGCCGACGGCAGGGGCGACTTTGCCGTCGGGGAATTTGATGGCTCACGACACAGCGATGCGGTCGCCGGCTCAGCCGCGAGCGTGGTAAGGTTTTTTGTTTTCATTGGGAGAGGTGATGGCAGACCAGGATGCAAACCAGGATGATGGTGAAGGCGGACCCCACGGCCGCGCCGACCAACAACCAGAGCATGACAGCGGCTCGCGGGGACGCTCGCCCCACCCGTTTTTCCACTTCGGCAATGCCGCTGCCTTCGTCGATCAGCATGTAGCGGTGGATGGGACTCATGCGGCCTCCTGGGACGGATGGGAAATAGTCCGCGCCGACTCGCTCCCGCGAGAATTCGCATTGGCCCTCGATGTTGCCGTTGCTTCCGGCGCGGATAAATTGCTCCGGAGCGAATGACCTCGCCGGGCCGAGTTAGACTGGCGCCCCACAGATTGTCCGGTTCCCGCCATCTGTGGAGCCGCGCCATTCGCTGCGCGCTTGATGGCCGGCGGGAAAGTTTTCGAAGCATCGCACCCGATCCAACGGCGCATCAGGAACGCCGCCAGGTCGTCGCGGTGATATTGATGCCGGCCGCTCTTGAGGCTGCCGGCCAGTTCATCGTGGAGGTCAATGCGCGTGCGCGGGCGAAGTTGAAACAGCTGGTCCACTTCGCCGGCATGGAAATTCTGGCGGGCGCGCGGAAGAATGCGCGTGACGACGGCATCGATTGTCCTGGCCGGCGCCGGGCGTTGTTCAGAGCGAGCCTCTATCTCCGGAAACCAGAATCGCAGGTCCCGGCGGTGCGAGCCGCGCAGGCCACCTTGGCCATTTGCAAAATCGAATACCCACTCGAAGCCGGGCTCGATCAGCGTGCCAGCGTCCACCAGGTCAAACAGACGAGCCGCGCTCCAACCGAGGGCGGCGGCGGCGACATCGATTTTGACCAGGGCGGCGTTCATTCGGCGACCTGCGGCAGATAAATTTTCTGGAGCGCTTCCTCCGTCATTGGCAAAACGCCAATAAGCGAGAGCGTCAGAATGATCGCCGTGGCGTCCGCGGGTTTGGCCGAAATATTCAGCGAGGTGCTGTGCCCTTCCACCGTCACCTCGTCTCCGGCGATGGTGCAAAATCCGGCGCCCAGGACTTTTGTGGTTTGGGGGTTGACGGCGTCGCAATGGTTGATGCACTCGGGCATCAGGATTGCCCAGGCCGAGCCGTGCGCAGGCACGATGATGTATTTGAAACGACCTTTCATGCGGCCTCTGCGGCCTCCATGGTTCGCGCTTCCACAACGGCGGCGGTATCACAGACAGTGACGATGACTTCGGAATCGTTTTCGTCGGCAAATGCCAGGGCGCGTTTCTCGGCGGCAATCCGTTCGTCGGCGCTCATTTCGTGCCGGTCCGCGTAACTCAAGGCGCCATGAAGCCAGGTGATCTTTTGGGGTTTCATTGTCCGTCTCCGGATTGGGTGAATCGAAATGCCGCTTCGCGGGCGCGGCTTTCGGCGGCGGCCAAATCTTTGGCCAGACGCAGGAAAATGTCAGATTCGACTTTAGATCCGCAAATTTCTGCCAGTCCACGATACAGTTCAACTTGGCGGGCCAGCGGAACCAGCGGCGCCATGTCCAAACAAAATTGGATGACCGTTCGAAGTTCCTTGCTCATCATTTGATCAGCTCCTCCAGTTGCTCGCGGATTTTTTTGGCCTTGGGACCGGTGCGGCGCCCACTGGCAGCGTCGTACACAAATTGTATGCAATGCCCGCGGGAAATGGCGAATCCGCGCAGAGTCATACCGCGCCGGAGCAGCTTCGCTCTCAGGTGCCTGTAATCTTCCGCGGATTTATTTCTTGCAATTTCCTTCATGTGGTGTGAGTATTGACGAAACTTTAAGCAAAAAACTGTTAGCCGTCAAGGGGAAAAATGCAAAAAAATGTGAGACTGAAAGAGCGTCTGGTTTTTAGACGCAATCGGCTCAATTTGACACAAGTTGAACTTGCCGCCCGATCTAATATATCTCCGCGAAGCATTTCAGACTACGAACGGGGATTGAGCGAGCCATCCGCCAGCCAGTTGCAAAAGCTGGCCCAAACCCTCGACGTGAAAATCAGTTGGCTCCTGGGTGAGGATGAATCGTCCGATTCAGCTCTCCGCGAAACACCGGCCACCTATGAGTCCAATGAGCTGCTCAGTGCCATCGACGATGCCCAAAAAAAACTCGTTATCGCGCGCCGATTGGCGGAAAAACTCCGCCCTAGTTCTCTTGTGAAATATTCGGGTAACGCAGCCAAGGATATAATTGCCGCTCTGGATGCTGGCCGTGAAAAACCCGATCCTCGATCATGACCCGGTTTATCACTTCAAGCATTTCCCGCATCCGTTGTTCTCTCTCTGCCGGCGCCAGCGCATACAAATACTGTATCAATTCCCGCTTCATTTCGTTTACCCTTTCTGAAAATGGTGCGGACCCGGCGGCCGAACCAGGCACCGCGAAGCGCCCTCACGAACACACCGGGCCGCACCAAATTTTCGTGCGCTATTTCTATCGTGGATTGTTCGGTTTGAAGCTATTCGCGGTTTCGGCCCTGCAACCCAAAACTGATGGAGCGACTATGATGCCAACGGCCAAAAATTTCAAGCCAGAAAACACTATTAGCAGGCGGCCAAATAGACAGCATAAACCAAAATCCGAGGACATAAGGACCCTTTTTACAATCCTCATTGCCGCGTTCGTGTGTGGATGCGGAAAACAACCAAAGGCCAATACTTTTCCGTCCAGATGGGAATATAAATTCCTCGACCTGGACAACATTAACCATCAGCTTGAAATTCAGGATCGATCCACAAATGCGGACCAGTTGATTAAACGTCTTCGGACATATAAGGGTACCGCTGGCGGATTCAATTGGGCTGAGGATGAAATCCGCCGCTCCGGTGAGGATGGATGGGAATTGGTTGCCGCCATTCCCCAAACCGAAACGGAGACCGGTGGAGATTTTCCAAACGTGAGAACATCTCACGTGGTTCTGATTTTTAAACGCCTGGAAAAATAATTCTTGCAGCCGGCGCCGGCCGGTGATTTAGTCGGGTCGATGCATGGAGGGCAAAACTTCGCCCTCCTTTTTTTGTTCCTCTTCATTTTGGTTGTGCCGCACAACTAGGGAATTGCCGCGCCTGTGTTTTACTCGGGCTCGTGAAGGGCAAACTGAATATCACCAACGAATTTCCCGGCTCGTTTTCCTCCGAGGCCGGGCGCAGTCGTGTGGGCGACTTCAGAGTTTGCCCTCCGTGCGTCCGCACGGCTGCAATTCTTCAACCCCAACCAAAATCCATCATGAAAAAAATCAACGTATTCCTCGCCGCGCTGGTCGCAGTGTTCAGTGTTCAGTGTTCAGTGTTCAGTCAGCAGACCAACCTACCGACGCCGACAACTTTTGACAAGGTGCTCGCCGACATCGGCGCCATTACCAATTTCGCGATTGAGCCTTATGCGACCTATGCGCCCAAAGGCCAGGCCAAATGGGGCGGCGGCCTCTTCGTGGTTTACGACGTGAACCCGCAGGACCTGGTCAACGTCGGGCTGGGCCTCGGCGCGGATTGGCTGGGCCAACTCAGCCTGGTGAACGCCAATGTGAGTTTGCAAATGCCGTTCCATCCGTTGCCCTCACAATTCCCGACCCTGGAATTGATCCCCGTCACGATTGCGGGAGTGGGCACGGCCTACTCCGGCAACGGCAACTTCAACGGCGCTGCGAGCGTGGTAACCGACGCGGGCGTGTTCGCCAAGTTCGGGCACATCGGCGGCGGCCAGTTCAATATCGGCGTGCTTTGGGGCAAATGGCAGGGCAGTGGGCCAAATGATGTGGCCCGCTATCACACTGTCTTGGGTTGGAGCCATGGTTTCTGAAACGCGTTTTAAAATCCGCGTCATCCGTGCAATCCGCGGTTAAAAATGAATTCTAATAAAAAAATGAAATGCGGCCGGCTGGGTTGCAACGCAGCCGGCAAGGGGTTTGGCGGTCATCCGACTCGGCGACATTCGAAGTCAGCGAAAACCGCCGGCATTTTCTTTCTTGGGCTCCTGCTGGCCGGTTGCGCCACCAAGGGCGGCTGGCCCTGCTGGGCCTGGGAGCGCAACACAGACCAGAAAAACGAGGTGGCTGCCGAGCAATACCTGCAGGCGCAAACCAATTCACCGGCTCAATGAGGCTCACCGCCAACAAGTTCGATCTGCAAAACGCCTATCAGTGCGCGGCGGTCAGCGCGCGCGCGTACGAGCAGGCGACAGTCTCTTCGACCGAGACGGATACTCATGCTTTTATTTTTTTCCAGCAGCATTACATCGTCATCGGGTTTCGCGGCACCAAAGATCCGCGCAACTTTATTACGGACGCGGAGTTTTTCCGGACGCTTCTCTGCGAGGAAATCAACGGCGATAAATGCGAGGTGCACGCCGGTTTTTTAAGAGCGTTCGAAAGCATCATCGGGGACCTGCGCCACATGCTCGGGCATCAACCGGTGTTTCATTACCAGGACTGCCGTCCGCTCGTCATCACCGGTCACAGCCTGGGCGGCGCGCTGGCCATCCTGGCGGCGTTGGAACTCAAACGGATCGGCTACCAGGTCAGCCAGGTCTACACCTTCGGACAACCGCGCGTCGGCAACGGCGCCTTCTCGCGGATGTATAACTTCGCGCTGGGAGCGAAGACCTTCCGGGTAGTTTACGAGGAAGATATCGTCGCGCGCATACCGCACCTGCCGCGCATGTTTGATCCTTACCGTCATGTTGGCCAGGAAATTTTTCTGCCGACCGATGGAAAAATAATCGAGAACCCGTCAGTGGCCCGGTTGCTGGCCAGCGACGCGCGCGGCGCCTGGCGCGCCTTCCGCACGCGCGGCGTTCTGGGCCTGCTCGACGACGCCCTGGCCGATCACCACGTCCACAACTATGTCAGGAGGCTGCATGCTTGCAGTCCGCCTCCGTTATCTCCGTTGCCTCCTGTTAAACCGGAACCTCAAACCGCGAACCAATGAATCTAACCCCAATCCTCGCCGACGGTGCGCCGTCATGGCAGTCCACTGTGGCCGTGTTGTCCATGTGCGCGACCGGCGCGGGCATGATCTTCAGCGGCCTGGTCGCCTGGTACATGAAACGCCAGACCGACATCATGGCCGACAGCGCCACGCGGCCAATGCAACAGCAGATCAATCCCCAGCCGCTGGCGGTGGAAGTGGTCAAGGCGATCCACGAGCAGTTTGCCGGCAAGGAAGAATTCCGCGAGCTGGTGAAAAGCAACACGGAACGGCATGGCCAACTCTTCAAAAAAATTGAGGTCGTCGAGCGCGAGGCCAGGGAGGGGCTGCAGGCGGCCGTGGCCGAGATCAACACGTCGCGCGCCCAAACGATGGAGCGGCTTACGGGTGAATTGACTTTCATCCGCGAGAGCATTGTGGAGTTGAAGACCGAAATAAAAATCCGGAACGAACAATGACTGCCCGCGAAACCATCATTGCCAAGCGCGTCCTGGATTACCTCCACGATCTCGACGGAGGCCAGGAACACGAGCTGTCCGTCCACGCCGGCATCGGCGGGTTGAACCTGTGCCCGTCGGAGGAATTCCGGCAGGTGCTGAAAATATTGGACACGGAGAGATACGTCGTCGGCGTCACGACCAGGTTCAAGGGCGTCATGTGGAGCATCAGCGACCTGGGCGAATCGGCCCGGTTAAAAATGTGAATGAATGAGCACCTCGACAAAATTACGCGGCGGATCGGACTCGGAGTTGACCCGGTTCAAAGAGCTGTGGAAATCGGAAAAATTCTCCGACGATGCGCGGTCTTATTGGCGGGAGGAATTTGTCTCCAAGCGCACGCAAGCGGATTTGCGGGGCGAGCTGCTCAGGAAGCTCAAGATTCATTTTCGGCGCGACGACCAGCTCACGGCATTTCGTTCCTGGCTGGACGACCAGGATCGGCGGGACAAACAGGCCGAACGGATGGTGGAGAACGAACGGCGAATCCGGGCCGATCATCCGGACTGGACGCTGGACCAGGTCCGCGACGAGGTGCTCAAGCAGAGTTACTTCGAGACGCTGGCCGCCGGCAATTTCAAGTTGGGATTGGCGACGATTCGCGAAGATGTTCGCGTCAAGAAAATCTCAATCGAACATCGCAAGCTGGTTCTGCTGGAGAAGAAAGCCGCCGCCTACGATCGGGCGCAGGAAGTTCTCAGTCACGCGAAGGCATCAGGCGGCATCACTCCCGAGACGATGCGCAAAATCGAATCCGAATTGAAACTCTTGTGACCGCCGGCGCCACAAAATATTTCATGCCCTACCAGGCCGCCTGGATCAATGATCCAGGCCACCTGAAGATTTGTGAGAAGGGCCGGCAGATCGGCCTCTCGTATGCCGACAGTTACGACTCAGTAAAAAAAGCCGCCATGAAAAATGGCAAGGACGTCTGGGTCATGTCGCGCGACGAAGTCCAGGCCAAGCAATATATCCTCTATTGCAAACGCTGGGCCAACGTCCTCAAATACGCGGCCCAGGATTTCGGCGAGCAAATCTTCACCGATGCCGCCGGCAAGCCGGTCAAAATCCAGGTGCTCACCTTCGCCAGCGGCGCGAGCGTCTACGCTCTCAGCTCGAACCCTGATGCCATCGTCGGCAAGACCGGCCACGTCAAGCTCGATGAGTTCGCTCTCCACAAGGACCAGCGCGTCCTGTATGCCGTTTCAAAACCTGTCATCCAATGGGGCGGCACGCTCAGCATCATCTCCACCCATCGCGGCGTCGGCACCGTGTTCAATGAAATCATCACCGACATCAAAGAGCGCGGGAACAAAATGGGCTGGAGCCTGCACACCATTCCCATCCAGAAAGCCGTCGACCAGGGCATCGTCGAAAAAATCAATGCCGCCTCCGGTCGCACTGAAACGCGCGAAGCCTGGTTGAAACGCCAACACGCCGAATGCCTCGATGAGGAACAATGGCTCCAGGAATATTGTTGCATCCCCGCGGATGAATCGGCCGCGTTCATCACCTACGACATGATCACGTCCTGCGAGGACGACTCCGCGCCAAAAGATTTTGATTATCTGGCCGCCTGCAAAAATCCGCTCTACGTCGGCTTCGATGTCGCCCGTACCACACACCTCAGCGTCATCGACATCGAGGAAAAGGTCGGAGACGTCTTCTGGGAACGCCAACACATCGAGCTTCGCAACAAGACCTTTGCCGAGCAGGAATTTGAACTCGACCGCATCATGCGCCTGCCGGCCGTTCGGCGCGTCTGCATCGATTCCACCGGTCTAGGCATGCAGCTCGCCGAGCGGGCCATTGCCAAATACGGGCACCGGGCCGAGGGCGTCCGCTTCAGCGGCCAGGTCAAGGAAGACCTCGCCTTCCCGCTCCGCAGCGCCCATGAAGACCGCACGCTTCGTTACGCCAGGAGCGAACCGTTGCGGGCCGACCTGCGCGGCATCAAAAAGGAAACCACCGCCGCCGGTAACATCCGCTTTATCGGCGAAGCCGCCGATTCCCATTGTGACCGTTTTTGGGCCAAGGCGCTGGCGCTCCACGCCGGCAAAACCGCCAATATCTGGGGCGGTGGAAAGGTTGGGTTTCTCGTATGACTCACTTTCATCCGAAATCCGCCATCCGCTCCCTTGCGCCGTCCAGAGCCCGTTCGCGGCGTGGCGGGGCTCTTAAAGGGGTTTTAAAGGCATTGGAGAAAAAGGTTAAACTCCTATGAATTTGGATTTCGCCCACAAGCTCATGACCATCGCCCGAACCGAGCGGGCCATGCAATGTTGGCGCGAGGCGGCCGCCACCCTCTGGCGCGATCCCACCGATTCCACCATCGGCTCCGGAAACTTTACCCAGGGTATCCCCGCCTTTTGGTTCGCCCGCGCGCTTGACCCGCTCATGCTCGAGCAGCTCTACACGCCCTACAAGGACAGCGCCTGGGTCCGCCGCGCCATCCGTTACGTCTCGGGCCCCATCGCTTCCATCGACCTCATTTTCTCCCGCCCCGGCACCGACGCTTCGCAGCGCCGCCATCGCGGCCGCGGCCGCCGCCTCTTCACCGCCCGCGGAATTGTTCAACGCAATGAAAAGGATGAGGTCGACCTGCCGCAGATCCGCCAGTTCCTCCGCGAACCCATGAAAGGACTCACCTACGAAGACTTCGTCGAAGCCTCGCTCGGTTGGAAAATGATGCAGGAATGCTTCTGGCTTATTGGCGACCAGGTCAAGATACCCTTCCCGGAAGTCTCCAAACGCGCCTTCGCTCCCATTATCGTCGCGCGGCCCGATCGCATGCGGCCCATCCTCGACAACGGCCAGATCGATGCCTGGGCCTTCACCGATTATTCCGGCAAGGTCTGGACGCTGGAGCCCGACCAGGTTGTGCGCCTCTTCGGCTGGAACCCATACGATCCCCATCGCGGCTTGGGCGATTATCCCAGCGCCTCCATCGCGGCAGAATCTCATTGGCTCGGCTCCAAGTTCAAACGCCAGCTTATTTCGGACAACGACACCGCGCCCATCATCTCCGCAAAAAACGGCAGCCCGTCCGATACGCAGATCGACCAGATCAAAATGCAGCTCCTCGAGCGCCGTTCCGCCAAACAGCGCGGCATGAGCAAAACGCTTTTCCTGCCCGATGAAATCGACGTCCATGATCCCAAGGTGCTCTCCGTCGATGCCGCCTTCATCGCCGGCCAGCTCGAGGACCGCCACGAAATCTTCGTCGCCTTCGGAGTGCCGCCCAGCCTGGCCGACGTCAAGGCCAGTTATTCCATCGGCCAGGCCAGTGACTGGTTCGCCCTCATCCACAACACCTGCATTCCCGAGGGCGGTAAATATTGCGCCGCGCTCGAGATCCTCATCAAGCGCCTCACCGGCGAAGACGTCGAGGTCGGCCTGGACTGGGACGCTCACTACGTCATGCAGCAGGTCCGCAGTGAGCGCATGAAAGACGCCGACGGCCTCTTTGCCAAGGGCATGCCCATGAACCAGGTCAGCGATTACCTCGGCCTGAATCTTCCGCGTTACGACAACGACGACGTCGGCTATGTGCCCATCAACATCACCCCTACCGAATCGCGCGAGGACCTCGCCGCCACCCAGCCCAAGCCGGATGATTATTCCGAGGGCGCCGGCGAGCCGCCCTCGCCATCCGATCAACCCGAGCCGGTCAAGGAAATGTTGCGCTTGCTCGAATATCCTCATCCCGTCCGCTCTTCCAAAAATGAAGCGCTGTGGAAATCCCACATGCGCTTGCGCGCAAAGTCCGTGAAGCTCTTCCAATCCAAGGCGTCGAAAGTATTCAACGACTATCGCGTTAGCGCCCTGCGTAAATTGGAGCAGGCAAAAGGAAAATGCCACGAGCACACGGTCGTTAAGTCCCTTGTCGACGTCATCTTCGATTCGAGCATGTTCGGCCACGACCTCTTCAAAGGTCTCGGCCCGGTCATGCACGCCACGCTCCAGACGGCCGGCGATGAGCTCTACGACGAGATCGGCCAGCCGGATGATCCCTGGAAGATGCCTCCGGCCAAGGCCACCGAATTTATCGCCGGGCGCGAGAACCTCATCAAAGGCGTCGGCGACACCGCTTTCGGCCAGCTTAAAACCTCGTTAAGCGAGGGTTTGGAAAAAGGCGAGACTGCCGACCAGCTCGCCGACCGCGTGCGCGGCGTCTTCAACAATCTCGGCAAGTACGAGTCCAAACGCATCGCCATGACCGAGACCAGCGCCGCCTACGGCTTCGCCCGCCATCAAGCCATGACTGACGCCGGCATCGAATATAAAGCCTGGGTCTCCAGCCACGGCCCCCACGTTCGCCCGGCTCACGCCCAGGCCGAGGCCGATTACGGCGACAACCCCATTCCCATCGACGAACCTTTTGAAGTCGACGGCGAACAGCTCATGTATCCAGGTGATCCAACCGGCTCGCCTGACAACATCATCAATTGCCAGTGCATTCAAATCGCCGTGCGAAAACCGGAGGAACAAACATGAACAAAAGATTTTCCAACGCGCTGCGGCCTGACATCAAAGTGCGTGACGTCGGCCGCAAGATTGAGGTCTCCGGTGGCGGCCTCACCTATCGCATCCCCCAGCGCGGCGCCAATGCCGATACCGCAGCTCTCATCAACTCCAAAATCCCGGCCGCAACCCTGCGCCCTCCATTGCCATGAAAACTCTCCGACGCGAAATACATCCGCAGATAAAGGTCCTGGACGAGGCCCAAGGCATCGTCGAATACATCGCCAGTAATGAAACCATGGACAGCTATTCCGAGTGCATCCGCGCCGATGGCTGGCTGTTCGACGATTTCCAAAAAAATGCTCCCTTCGTCGACAGTCACGATTATTCGAGCATCGACAATTGCCTCGGCCGCGTCGTCGATTTCGCCGTCCGCAAAAAGCAGCTCATCGAGACGGTCAAATGGGCCATTGACGTTCCCACCAATCTTTCCGCGCTCAAGGGCTTCGCCATGACCGCCGCCGGTTATCTTAAAGCCGTCAGTGTCGGGTTCATGCCCATTAAATATGTGACGCCCTATGACCGCGACCCGGCCGGCTGGCAGGAAAATTGCCAGGACATGGGCCTCGATCCAAACAAGACCCCCGTACGCTGCATCTACGTCCAGCAACAGCAAAAGGAATTGAGCGCCTGCGTCCTGGGCGCCAACCCCGACGCCGTCGCCCGCGCTTACAAAGCCGGCATTCTTGACGACGCTTTCCTCGAAAGAATTTCCACCGAACGCGCCAAACGCACAATTGCCGACTCGACCGATGGTCCCGCTGCCGTCGAGAAGGCCCGCCAGCGGGTGCGGACGGCCGTCATAGTGGATCTGTTAAACCACATCAACTCCCTCTAACACCTATGTTACGCAGACTCTACATCTCCGATGCCGCCGCCGGCGGCAGCACTGTCGATTTCGACAACGGCGAATTCGAAACCACCATGCGCAAAGGCATGAAGTCGATTGCCGGCGAGCAAAACAAACTCCGCAACGACGTCACCAAGGTCATGTCCGACCTCGACCGCGCCGATAAGGAAGTCAAAGCCGCCCTCGAGGACCTCACCAAAATCAAAAACACCACCAACGCCACCTTCGAGGACATCACCAAAAAAATGGAGAAGGTCCAGCGCCAGGTCCTGCTCAACGCCCGCTCCAGTTTTCGCGATCCCATCGAACGCGCCCTGGCCGGCAACGAAGAGTTCCGCGCGTGGCTGAATGCATCGGCGCGTTACATCGCCCACCACACCAAGGGCGTTGCCACTCCGCTCGATCCCGAGTTCAAGAAGATCGTCGAGAACATCAACGCCAAAGCCCTTACCGGTGTCGACGCCGGCCTCGGCCAGGCTGTCGTGCCCATCGAAACCTTCAACGAGATTTACGACCTGCTCCTGGAATACGGCGATTTCTCTTCCCTCGGTGTTCAGCGCGTCGGCGCCCGTACCACCGTCCTGCCGGTTGCCACCGCCCGTCCGCAGTTCTACTGGATCGGTTCGCAATCGACCCTGGCCGAAGGCAGCACCATCACCAGCGGCGCATTCTCCGGCAGCCAGGTCCTGCTCATCATCAACACGTTGGCCGTCCTTATGTACGTCGCCCGCGAACTCCTGGCCGATTCCACCGTTGACCTCGCTCCCTACGTCGTCCGGCAGATGATCCAAAGCTGCAACTGGGGCATGGATACCGCGGGCTTCATCGGCACCGGCAACCAGGACACCACCAACGCCGGCTACGTTGGCATCTTCAACGCCGCCCTGGCCAATGCCAATCTCGCCTCCGTCGCCAGCGCCGGCCATACCACCGCCGGAACCACCACGCTTGAAGACTGGATCGCCACCATCCTCACCGTGTCGCCCGAGGTCTTGAACCGAAAGCCCATGTGGTGGATGCACTCCCAAATGATCGCCCGCGCCGCGCTCATCCGCGACAAGAACGGCCGTCCGCTGTTTCAAACCTGGCTGGAAGTGCCCAACCCCGGCGCCATCGGCAGCATTCTGGGCTACCCCGTGCGACCCACGGCCGTCGCGCCCACCACCGATGGTCCCAGCCAGCCGGTTGCCGTCTTCGGCGATCCGCAGGGCATGGCCGTCGGCATCCGTTCCGATCTCGAGCTGGCCACCAGCGCCGACATCGGCTTCCCCCAAAACCTCATGGCGTACCGCACGCTCATCCGCGCCGGCTTCAAGCTCAAAACCGCCGCTGCCAGCACTACGCTCAAACCGTTCGCCGTGCTCTCCACCGCCGCGCAATAACCGGCGCCTTGACGGCCAAACCAAAAACCATATCTGAATATGTATACCGAAAACCAAATCAAATCCCTGCCGCTTGAAGAGCAGCAGAAAATCGTCATCGATCTTAAACAGGTCCCGCAAAGCGACAAGTATTACGAGACCGCCCAGCGCCTCATCAAGTTCATCACCGGCTTGAAGACCTACAAGGCGCCCCAGGAGATCGAGGTCAAAAACATCGCCGGCCACGTCGTGACCGTCGACAACAAGATCATCGAACCCGAGCAGACCGCCAAAATCCATCCCTGGCAGCTCAATGCCCTGCGCCGGTTCCTTGAGCCCGTCGCGGCCGCCGCCATGTTGTTGTTCGTGTTATTGTTCGTGCTGTCGGCTTCCGCGACCACGACCAATTTCCTCGGCTCGCCCGGCTCCTACAATGTGTCGTATATCGCCGGCCTTAACGGCGGCACCAATTCCGTGTGGACCAATACGACGGTCTCTTACACGGCCCTCACCACCAATACCACCAGCATCGTCACCAACTCCAATTGGACCGTCGTCAATGGCCAGGCCACCAACCAAACCACCACCACGACCAATGTGACCGTATCGGTGCCCGGTCTCTTCACCATCCCGCCCAACGCTCCATTCTCGTTGATCATGGCGGGCAACCTGTGGGTCGGCAATGGCACTGCCGGCACCAGCGTCGGCAAATTCAGTTATTCGGCCGATGGCAGCTATTGGCAGTCCAACTATTGGGTGCTGCCACTCACGCCCATCGGCGGCGCCGGCGAAATTACCAGCACCAATGTGCAGGTTCCGGCCATGAGCGGCGGATATGGCCGGCTTGACACCATCTCCGGCCTTGGCACCGCCGGCATTTCCAACCTCGCTGTCGAGGTGGCCAAGCCCCAATAACCGTCCATAAACTCCATGTTAAACCAGCCGCCAAAGGACCGGATGCTCAAGCCGCGTGACACCGTCACCCGGCCAGCTCCGTCGCCTTTGGCGGCCATTCGTCCCATTCGTCCCATTCGCCCCATAAGTCCCAAACCCCAACCCTCAACCGCCCGATGAACGCCGGCTTTTCCAACCTCGCCACACTCAAGGCCCAGCTCCTGGCTCCGGCCCTTCAGAACCGCGCCGATTGGGACCCCGTCATCCTCGCCATTGGCCGGGGCGTCGCCAACGCCATCGAGCAATTTTGCAATCGCAAGTTCATGTTCGCCATTGGCCTCATGGATGTCACCCAGGGCGAGCGCGATCACTGGTACGCGCGCTGTCACCCTGTCACTCAATTCACCAAGGTCGAGCTGCGCTATTTTCGCTCCGATCCCTGGACCGATATTTCCGGCCAGCCACTCGCCGCCGATGAGGGCAAGGGCCTCATCCATTTCGGTTACACTCTCGGCCGCCGGCCCATCCAGGTGCGCATCACCTACAACGGGGGATTCTTCTGGGAACAGATCGAGCCCAACACCGCCGGTTACCCAACCGCCGTCCCAGACGAGATCACCAACAACCCGGCCGGCCTAAACCCAAACGATTTCATGCTGCCCGCCGCGCTGCAGACCGCCTGGTTCCTGCAATGCCGCAAAGTGTGGGAAGCCATCGACAAGCTCGGCACCAAAATTACCGAGGTCGGCTCCAACACCCGTAATGCCTCCGAAGCGTTGGCTGGTCTCGATTTCATTCCGATGGTTCAGGAAATAATCCGCACCTATAAGCGCTACCAACTCACGTGAGCGACGTACAAATTACCGTCCACGACGACGCGACCAAGGCGCTTGAACGCCTGGAGCCGGCGAAGATATTGCCCCGTCTCGCTCGGGTAATTGATTACCAGAATCAACTCACCGTCGCCCACATCCAGCGCGATTACCTTTCGCTCCCCAAGGACGGCCCTACCTCCATGGACGGCTGCCGCGTCATCACCAACCGCCTGCGCGGTTCCATTCGCGCCCAAAAATCAACTCTGGATGGCAACGGGATTCGCTCGTCCATCGGTTCCAACGTGGTCTATGCCCACATCCTCGAAGAGGGCGGGAACACCCCGCCTCACAAGATCGTCGCCCGCAACGCGAAGGCGCTCGCCTTCAACGGAATTTTCCGCCGCTCCGTAAATCATCCTGGCTCCCATATCGAAGGCCGTCATTATGTTCGCCGTGGGATAGCCGACCGCATCCAGGTTTATAACCGCGCTCTGTCGCTTACCATCCTGGCCAGCGACGCCGCCATCGGAGGTGAACCATGAACGATCTCGTCGCCCTTCAATATGCCATCTTCCGCGGCATGCGTTCCTCCACCGTCTTTGCCGACGCCAACGTCGTCCTGGGCCGCGACTACATCGCCCGCCGCATCGACATGGCCAACGCCTGGCTTACCCCTTCCAAATCCGGCAAGCAAGGCATCGGCCTCATCGTCCAGGTCCCCGCCACTCGTTTTCCCAAACCCAACGGCCTCCAGCGCGAACGCCTCTTCGGAGTCGCCATCTACGAAAATCCCGAGGACAATTGGAATCCCAACGTCGGCACCCTGCGCGGCGCCGATGATTGGGCCGACTCCGTCATCAATTTCCTTTGGAGCTGGCAACTCTGGCGCTCCTCCGGCCTCGTCCTCGAAGACCACGTCACCGTCGAAGACAAGACCTACGCCAAGGCCGGCATCCTGGGCATCAACGCCTTCGCCTTCCTGCGCCAGGAATCCAAGCCCCTCGCCCGCGCCGCCACGCCGACCATCGCCATTGATGGCAACCATTTCGTCACCCTGTCCGTCACCGACGGCTCCGCCATATATTATACAACGGATGGCTTCAGCTATCCCGGCCCGGATACCGACGGTTCCCTGGCCGGCGAACAAGCCGCTGCTGTTTATTCCGCGCCCTTCCAGGTCGCTCCCGGCGCCACGCTCATGGCGGCCGCCTTTGGATCCGCGCCGCTCCCGTCTCAAACCGCCGTGCAACTGATCACATGAACCATCAACTCTCACTCTAACCATGCCTACCATCGCCCTCGGCCAAATCACCATCGGCGGCCCGTGCAAAATCGTCGACTCCACCTACTCCATTTATTTTGACGGCCCCGTCAAGATCACGCCCAAGCCCGTCTGGCGCGCCATACCCTCATCCGTCGGCGGCGAGCTCGATGACGTCCTGGTCGACCTCACCTATTCCATCACCGGCACGCCCAAGAGTGTTTGGGATTCCAATCGCCGCACCGTCCTTTTGCCCGCCGCCCTTCACTCCTGGAGCACCGCCGGCGCCTCGCTCATCGGCGCCGCCAACCGCGCTGTCTCAGTCAACGGTTCGGATGCCAACGGCTTTACCTTCACCCGCGCCATTCTCACCCGCATGCCCGAGGTCTTCCTCGGCCTGGGTCGCGCGCTCTACGGCGAATGCGAGTGGACCGCCTTCATCGGCAACGGCAACGCCCTCACCGACGCCGCCGCCTTTTATTCCCTTAACACCACCGCCTGGTCCCAATCTGATTACCCCACCACGCTCCAGGAACAAATGTGCACCGCCGCCTGGGGCGCCGTTTCTGGTTGGGACACCGTGTTCTCGGAGGATGGTTTCCTGCTCACGCACGATCTCAAGCTCAACCCCGTCAAACAGGGCAATGTCACCGTCGACATGCGCGTGGCTGGTTACCGCGGCATGGTCTCCTTCAATCCCCAGGAGCCGACCACTGCCCAGCTCCAGGCCGCCCTGGCCTTTGACAACTCCGGCGGCGGCATTGGCATCCGCCGCTCGGGCAACGCCGCCGACTTCGTCGTCTCCGGTTCCGGCATCAGCGTCACCCTCAAAGGCGCCGGCCTGCGCACCGGCGAATTCCTCTTCGACAACAAGATGAATCGCCATGGCAAATTCGCCATGGTCACCGCCCTGCCCACACCCGGCACCCGCCTGGTCTTTGCATAATTTTCAACCATCAACTCTCAACCTCATCCCCATCATGAAGACCGAAGAAATCATCGAAAAAATCGCCAAACTCAAAACCGATCTCACCGCCATCGAAAAAGATTGCCAGGCGCTGGCCTCGGATCTGCATCTGAGCCTCTGTCCCTTTGTCGCGCCCGTTCGCGCGCCCGTCACCGCCGCGCTCGAACGCATCGAGCATTTGGAAAAATGGATCATCGGCAATCCCGTGCCTGAAACCCCCGCGGCTCCCGCAATACAAAAATAGCGTGTGTCGCAAGGCTTCCAACATATCTTCTACCCCGGCGGTTCCGGCAGCCCCATCACCCTGGGCGACGATGCCATCGGCGATCGCATTGACGGCGGACTGCCGCAAAACAACCCCAATGTCGAGCGCCGGCCCATCGCCGGCGCTGCCTATTCCGCCGTCATCGAGCACCTCAACGACTCGCCCTCCTTTACCTGGCGCGTCGATTACGACAAGGGCACCCTCGACGCCGCCACTGCCTTCCGCCTCACTCATCCGCAGAGCATTCCCGTCCTGCCCGGCCTGGCCCAGGGCATCCTGCAGATCCTCTGCGACGACGGCATCACCTACTTTCTTCAAAATTGTTCCCGGCCCAAAGTCCGCTGCGTCAGTTACGTCGGCCAGAATGTTGTCTTCGAATACACCGTTCACTTCGGCCAGGTTACCGACACCTTCAACATTGTTTAAACGCCCATGAAAACATTTTTAAAAATCTCGTTGGCCCTCCTGCTCTTTGGCGTGCGCCTGTCCGCCCAGCCCGTCCACTGCATCTATGATGCCATCAACTGCATGAGCCTCACCGCCGCGGCCGCGCCTTTCAACAGCGCCATTACCATCCAGCCCTGGCCCATGACCAATAGCGTCTCCCTTTACGGAGTCCATTTTATTCCCGGCGTGCCCACCACTTTCACCCCCACCAACGCGCCCGGCGGCACCAACGCCACGCTCGATCTCTACCTCTGGCCCAACACCTACCGGCTCACCATCGCCGGCATTCCGCAAGCGTTGCTCTTTCCCGTCTCCTCCAACTCCGCCACCGTCGAGATCGCCAGCCTCATCACCAGCGGCGCCGTCGTCACCTATCCGCTGCCCGGCAACTACAGCGTCACCGTCGATACCAACGACGTGAACCCCGGCCTCCTGGCCACCAAGCTCATCGGCAACGGCTTCATTTCTTTCGGCGTCACCAACATCGCCGGCGTTGAATACCTCCAGGCCAACCTGACTTCGAGCAACCTCAATATCAGCGTTTCTTCCACCAATTTCACCGGCGTGCTTTCGCCCACCAACCTGCCCGCGGCCGTCGCCTACACTCCCTCCAACAACGCTTTTCTCGGCACCAACACCTTCGCCGGCATCAGCGCCTCCAACCTCGTCATCGGCGGCTTCACCGCCGGCCTCATCACCAATTCCGCTTACCTCTCCGGCTTCTCCGGCGAGCCGGGCATGAATGGGCTCTTTGTCGCCCTCAGTTCCATCCAGGTCACCAACTACGCCTCCAAATATTTTGCCACTTTCGCCGGCGGACAGTGGTTCTGGCAAAATGCCGCGGGCAACACCCGTTTCACCACCTACACCGAATACACCAACACCTTCACCATCGCCGGCGGCACCGGGCCTGGCGGCGCCAGCGTCCAGGCTCCATCCTCCTCCGGACCCATGGTATGGAACGGTTCCAACGTCTTCACCAGCCTCCAATCCCCCAACGCCGTCATCGGCGGCTTTTTCTCCGGCAAAACCACCGACCAAATTGGCCTTACCAATGGCGATTTTTCCCTATCGCAACTTTTATTTTTGGGCCAGCCCCAGGTCGATTGGAAAAATGATCAACTCAACGACACCGCGGGTACTCTCGCCATCGATTGGTCGGCGCGGCAGCTTTACGATCTCCATCGCAACCCATTCCTCTCCTATGCCGCCAGTACCAATGCAACCATCTACGGAAATTTAGCGGTGACGGGCGCCGTTTCCGCTTCCTCGTTCAACCTGACGAATGGGCTCACCGCGGCAACTGTCAGCGCCTCGGCATTCTCGGGCAACGCCTCTGGACTGACCAACGTGCAAGGCAGCAACATCGTGGGAAGTGTTAGCAACGCCGCAACCGCAGCGCCCGGTTCGCCGATCTTGACAAATGGTCTTGCGGACATTTTGGTCTCAAATTTCAGTGCGTATGTGTCCGGTTTAGGCGTTGGGCATTACACCAATTATTCCAACTCTTCGACACTTGGGTTGCAGGAGTTGATCTCTGAGGCGCCCAACGGCACCAATGCCTACACGGCCTATGGTCACGAAGTCGATATTCAGGCCGGATGGTACAACATTACCAACCCGGTTATTTTTCATGGTGCCCCGCATGTCGTTGGAAAAGGCATGGTGGTGTTAAACTTTGCCGGGGGCTCTAACTCTGTTTCGGCATTCACCACGAACAACGTGTGGGCATGGTATTCTTCCGGCAGTCAGTTGGACAAAATGGCCAAGGCGCAAAAGATTTCGATGTTCAGCACGGATACAAACATCAGCGACAACCCTACGTTTGAGAATATTATTTTTCGGGCGGGAACCAATGTGCCAGCGATTCTGTTTTCAGCTTTTGGCAACAACCCACATTTCGTTAACTGTTATTTTGCCGGCCCGGACACCTTCCGAGACGGCGTGAACAGTGTTGCTCCCAATAGTGCCTTGGTTCTTTTACCGTCTCAGGTTCATGTTGCGCCCGCCGTCATTGGCCTGTTCGCCGACGGTGCCAGTGAGACAGTTGTTTCCAGGTGCTATTTTTCTGACCTAGCATACGGAATTGAAATGGACAATTCTGGCGACGGGTATGCAACGTTCGATGGAGTTTATACCTCCGTCATTGGGCAATGGGCGAACAACAACACAAATTTTTACAGCCAATTATGGCCTCTTTCAATTGGCGCTGGCGTTTATAACCGCGGAGTGTTTGGGGGGCATCTCTTTGGTTTTGTGCCGTACCAGAACCAGGTTTGTTTTTTGACCGACGATACAGCCCTGGATGGAGCGTTCAATATTGAGCCATTTACCGTTCAGGCCGACACTTACACGGTTGGCATAATTCCAACTGGAAATGGTTCATCGGGAATAGGAAGCGTTCCGTTTCCGTACCCGGTTAACATATTCACGAACGCCGCCAATGGGGCATTTGTTCCGTCTGGGTCTGGTTCAACTGGATCGCCGGAAGCGGATATTACGGCAGATGCGGTTAATATCTTTGAGTCCGTTGGTGATGTGAATGCGTGTTCTTGGTACGCAAATAATGTCTTAGTGTTTCAGGTAAATATTGGCTCTCATCTGTTTTATGTTGGACCAAATTACACTCTGACTACGGCAGGTTCAACTGTTGTGGGCTCCAGCCTGAACAGTTACGCAGCAATTACCGCCACCAACTTTATAGGCAACACGATCGGACTAACCAATTTGGGTGGCTTTACCGGTCAGACCAACGCCACGGCTCCGGGGAATACCTCAGTTATAAAAGTGTGGATCAATTTTACCAACGCTTCTGGCGGAGTATTTAAATTAGGGGCGTACCAATGAGTCATCGCTGGTACATCTCCCGTGACGGCATCGCCTGCGGCAACGGCACCGGCGACGAGCCGGGCAACGCTGCCGCCAGCATCTCCGACGTAAGACATCAACCAGCCTGGCGCCTGGGCGATCGCATCGTCCGTGTGCCGCAGTTTGACTGGTATGGTTTTGACGGGTTTCTCGCGGCGATCCTGCTGATCATCGCGGCCGGAATCATCGCGCTCATGTTTGTCGGCTGCGCACCGGTAGCTCAGAAGGCGAACATCAACCCCATCGGCACCCAACCTCAATTGGCGCATAAGCCGCTGGTCCATCTTACCGCCTTGGCCACCAACGGCTCCTGCATCACATGGTCCAACCTGGACACCGCGGCCGTTTTTACAAGCTGTCCCACGCCGCCGCGAACCAACGTCGTCATGGCCTGGTCATGTTCCCAAACCAACAACATCGTCTTCCTTATTTATGCCAAATCGAGCTTGGATCCGGGCGCGCGTTGGTTCTTTTACGCATCCACCTCCGCCACGCAATTCACCGCGCCCGTTGACATGCCTGAGTTCTATTTCAAGGTCCGTGCCAGCAACACCGTGACGCACCTGGTCTCCACCAACTGAACAATATGGATTCTTCGAACAACATCCTGGAGATCCTCATCAAGCTCGGCTACATCGGCGCCGATCAGGCCGCCGCCGCCCGCTCCGCCCTCGCCGGCATCAAGGAAGAAACCGGCGACCTCAGCGAATCCCTTCCCGAAGGTTCAAAGCTCTGGGAAAAATATAAAAATGTCCTCAGCGACACCGGCACTCAAACCGAAAAAACCGCCGGGCACAGCCGGGAAATGCGTCGCGTTATGGGCGAGTTGGATCGTGTGCTTCCCGGCTTGGGAGAAGGCTTCCGCGGCCTCATCAACGGCATGGGTCCGATGCTTGTTTTGGTGGAAGGCATCCAGGCCGCCGTCACCTGGTGGAACTTCTACGAGGAAAAGGTCAAAGCCGTCGCCGATGCCCAGGCCGCCGCGCTCGATAAAATGCGGGACGCAACAAAAAAACTTGTCGAGGAAAATACCAACTTTGCCAACTCGCTGGAGAATATCGAGACCGCCGTCCAGAAGTTGAACACGGCATACCAGCAAGGCAAAGCTGTTCTGGATGCTCAATTAAAGGTCCGCGAAAACATTCTTAAAGCCGACGAAGATGCCGCCTTAGCCGCCGCCGCCTCTCCGGAAGAAAAACAGGCCATTAAGGCAACCTTCGCCGCCCGCCATGCGACTCTTCAAGCTGGAGGCGAACAAGCTGGCATCGATCTCCTCGGCAATGTCATTGCCGCCGCCACATCCCAACTCAATCAACGGATGGGTGAACGGGAGGGATTGGAACGGCAGGCAACCGCCACCCAGGACCCCGCAGAGCGCCAGCGACTTGGCTCTCAAATCGTTGAAAAGGATAAACAAATTGAGGAGCTCCAAAAACAAATCGACAGCCTTCAATCTGAAAAAACTAAGAATGAAAACGTCTTCTCCACCGAACGCGCCGGCCGGGCTGAGGAGGGCGTTTTTGAAATTATACGCAATTCCCAATCGCGCGGGTCTGTGTCGCCGGATGAACAGAATGTTCTCACTCGTGTTGCCAGCATCTACGCCGGTCACCAGGTTAATCTGCAACAATCGTTCCAGATCCTCATGGCGATTGAGCGAAATGGCAATCTTCAAGGCGAGCTACTTAAGCGCATATTGACAACACAAGACGACTTGAACAATAAGATTCAGGCGATTCGGTTGCGCAAATGAGCGACTCTCTTACTCTGTGGACTTACGACCCGGTCAGTGGCTACCCGGCCAACGGCGTCACCAAATCCTTTGCCGCCTGGGGCATCGCCGATGATTGGCAGGCTGAATTCGTCTCCGGCTCGCCGCACTCCCTCACGCTGGATTTCCCCGGCCTGGCCCTCACCGGCACCGCCTTCACCCGGCGATCGCGCGTCCTCATCACCTGCGACAATAAACCCTTCTTTCACGGCTACGTCGCCGATGATACCCGCGCCAAATCCGGCACCGCCGATAATCAGGTCCTGCACCTGGCCGGCATCTGGTGGTTCCTGGAAAATACTCCCTTCCGTCTGCCGGTCCAATTGCTCCAGAACATCGATTCGCACGGCAACCCGGTTTGGCAAACGCAATATTTCACGCACTTCGCCCTCAATGCCGCCTACCAGGCCAACTTCGTTCCGGCCGCCGGCGGCTCGCCGGCCTCCGTCAGTTATTCCTACGTCCCGCAGGATAGCCGCCAGATGCTCGTCACCCTCCTCAACGCCGCCATCGCGGATGGTGCCTGGCTGCAGTTCAACGCCGCCGATCTCTTCGAGGTCCCCATCTGGGCCGCCACGGTCATGGATATTTCGTATGCCGAGGGCATCCGCCGCCAGATCGAAAATTACGATTGCGTCATCAGCTTTGATGAATCGGTCACTCCGCCCCGCATCAAAATTCAGCAGCGCAAAAATCTGCCGGCCGTCAGCCGGGCGCTCTGCCAGGGCATTTACAACTCCGCCAACCACATCGAGGCGTTTTCCATCAAACGGCGGGGCGATCTCGCCGTCAGTTACGTCCAGCTCCTCTACGAACTCACCGCCTCCATCAACGGCGCTTCTACCATCCAGTCTCAAATTGACGTCTATCCAAATCCAAAGCCGGCGGATAACTTCCAGGCCCTCACTCATACCATTCCGCTCGGCTCCATCAGCGGCACTACCCATCGCGCCTTCATTCAAACCGCCCTCATCGAACCCGAAAGCATCGGCTGGTGGCAGGCGCGCAAGCCCGAGACAAATCCCAATGTGAACCCGTCCGCCGCCGTCGAGTATGATAGCCTCGCGCTCATCGGCGGCAGCTCCCGCCGCCTCCTCGATCCCAATGCTTTTCCCAACCAGATCGTCGGCGGCTCATGGACCTCGTGGATGGGTGGCAACTACGGAAAAGATCACGTCCTGGTTCAGGCGCAATACCATCGCCGTCCCACCGCCGGCCGTGACGGCGATAAAATCGCCGCCCACACCTGGCGCACACAATGCGATTGCACTTCCCTGAATGTTCCCAATGGCCTGCTCGCCTCCTTCACTTCCTGGTCCGGCGGCTACGTCGATCCCAACACCTACGCCGGCATGGCCCAGCAAATTTATGAGGACCTCAACCCGCCGGGCGGACAGTGGGAAGGCAGCATCCCTATCTACGAGCCGACGTTCTCCGGCACGCTGACCATCGGCAACAATTTTAACCTGACCGGCAGCCTGCCCTCGCATGCCGCCATGAACGCACCCATCCAGCGCATCAACGTGCGCCGGCGCACCGGCGGCTTTTATTACACCGTTGAAATCGGCCCCAACAAAACGCTCCATCCCCAGCAAATCATGGATCGCATGCAGGCCGCTCGCTACAATTATATCTTCGCCGCCAATCCTCTGACCTCGCCGCAAGCGCAGGTGCTGATCCCGGCCGCTTTTGCCACCGCCGATAATTCAAACGCCGAGCCCACCGCCTCGGCGATTCACGCCTTCGATCCCGCCGGCTCCGGCGGCGTCAATGCCGATGGCAATGGCGCTGATCCCTTCCTTCGCATGGGCATTGTCAAAAACGACAACACCCTCGATCCAACCCAGGGCTCGATGTATATCGCGCCGGCCAGCCAGATCCCCGCCGCTGCCGTTGCCGCCGGCACCGGCCAGGTCCAATTGCGAAAAATCGGCAAAGATACTGCCGGCAAAGACTGCTACATCCCTTCCACCGGCCCGCTCGATCTCTCCGGCGGCAGCGGTGCCATTGCCGCCGTCATCACCGGGATCGTCAACGACGAACTGCTGCTCTGCACCTTTGAAGATGGCACCCAAAATTATGTCCTCAAGCCGTTCGCGCTTTTGATCAAGCCCAACGACACGCCCACCCCTGAAATCTTCCCCGCCTATCAGACCGCCGCCGGCCCATATCAAGGTCCAAATCCCCCTCAAGGTTCTGAGGCGTTAAACCATATTTTAGTCAGCGAAATTCCCGACCTCGGCTACACCGATCCCGCCGGCCATCCCGTCCTTTACCAGGACATTAACATCGATGCCCGCGCCTGGGCCGTCGAGTTGACCGACTGCGAATATGTCGATCCCAGCGACCCGACCAAAGGCACCCAGGACTTCAAGCGCTTTTTCGTCGCCGGCCCGCGCCATTGATTCCATGACTCCGCACATCGGCATTTCGCCTTGCTGTCGAGAAACCCTCCTCGATGGTTACGTCGCCCAATATTTGAGCAATCCTCAACAAAGCCAGGGCGGTCCTGCCCCACTCCCATGGCCTCAGCCGACCTGGGCCAAAAGCGGCCAAAAACAATTCAGCCAATGTCTTCAGCCCAACGGCTGGAAGGCCGTTCAAGCGCGTAAGTTATTCCACGGCGCCCAAGGCTTCACCGCTGAACCCGGCGTCACCGATAGCGTCAACTGCAGCGACGGCTCCAAGTGGTATTACGAGGCCCTTAACCTGGACAGCCCCTACAACACACGCTATTTGACAGTCGATTACGAAGCCTCAATGTCGTATAGCAACACCAACATCACCTACATCCTTTACAATCCCACTTATCAGGCGATCTCGCAGCAACCGGCCGACCGTCAGCTTTCAGATTCCGAGAAGGCGGACGGGTGTTACTTTTGCAGCGTCGTCACTACCACCAGTGTCACCTTCAATTCCTCCTGTACTTGCTCCGTTGACAAAACCAGCGGCGTAAAAAGCCCCTACCGAAAATTATATACCCACAGCGTCACCGTTTCGATCGATGGTGGCGGCCTGCCTCTGGTCGGCGAAACCAAGGCCACCTTTGAAAATACCGGGTCTGACAGTCCGTGGCAGGGTTGGGATTTTCCATACGTCGAAGGTCTTTCCGGCGAGAAACAATATGTTGGCGCCCCAACTCTGCCATTAGGCGGTTGGGACCATGACACCATCAACGGTTTCCTGGGTTCCTCCGGCGATGGGATCCGCTGCAACTTTCAAGGCCCTGGTCCTTCGCTGCGGCTCCTGGCCGAGCCGGCCGACATCAACACCGCCCTCTCACAATATATTTCCAACCTCAATGTTTTCGCCGGCGCCAATATTTATTCGGGCGCGTCAAAACTCTCTTATTCCGACACGCTCATCTCTTGGGACTTCCAGGTTAATAAAAACGGCTGGAACGAACCCGAAGACGCTCAGAATAACACGACGGGCACCTACACTTCACACGCATCAATCACTCTTTCGGATGCCTGGAGCTTGGGCGATTGCGTTGCCATGGTCAATTCTCTGCTGGCAAATTGGGACTTGTCCGACGACCTGCAATATCCGTGGCGCACCGACGACAACGTCAACGTCTCGCCCTTGGTCATGTACAACGAAGCGCCTTTTTCAGTAACACCACTGGTTGGACCCGCCACCGACTTGAACTTCGGAAACCCAGGCCCATTCATTGACCCGTTGTCCGCGCAATGCGACGGCACAATTTTGGGCATTCCGTTGCCGGCGGGTTATTCGGGTTACTGGAATCCTGCGCAGAAGTTTTATAACTTCGACGGTGGTCCAACTTATTACGGCGGTTTTGTGCCCGATGGCCTGCCCACCAACGCCACCAATTGGACCGACAACTTTGTCAGTGCCTCCATTCCAAAAGGCGCGTTCATCGCCACTGGCGGCAACCTTCCGGGTTTGTGCGATGGCGTATTCGCGCAAAAATGGGCGGAGGCCAAATGCCCGATCCCCTCACAGGACGGCCAGCTTCATTGGACCTTCACCTTCCGCGACTGGGTTTTCAATTTCCGCGACTATCAGGAAGTTGAGAGAATGCAGGGCGTCCTGGCCAGTTGTCCCGGCGACAATGGGAATGGTGTGACTTGTTCCTGCAACAGCATTCCTGATCCCGGCGCGCCGCCGCAAAGTTCGCCTGGACTGCCTCAAGGCGTTCGCCAGCAGAACTGCTCAGACTATACCATCACTCCCGGCCCATGTGGCGCCGGCGTGCTTTGTATTTCTCCAAATGGGGAGACTTTTCCACGCGGCGTCACTGTAGGCTTTGGAACCTTCAATCCGGACAATCGCTACGGCGCCTTTTGGCAGGGGGACATGCAGCAATTATATCAGTCTGGCGATGCCAACAATTCCACCTTTTACGAAGCAACCTGTGCCCACGTCGATCCGCGGCCAACCATGGATCAAGGAGGGAATCTGCCGTTCCAAGGCTTCACTGGACTCTACAGCGTCTTCGGTTACGCCTTCGATTTTTTTGCGTGGGACCAAGCTGGAGAATTCGAAATATGAGCTGCTGCGGTCGGGTGGTTGTCACCGTCAAAAAAGGTTCTACTGGATTGGTCAAAGCGTATACGCCGGGATTCGCCCGAGCCACGGTGGAAGAAAAGCAGCGTCGGCGCGACATCTGCCGCACCTGCCCGGAACGCACCGGTAAAACATTGACCAATCTGAGTTTTTGTCGGGCTTGCGCCTGCCACATTCAAAGCAAGACTCGCGTTGCCTCTGAAACCTGTCCAAAGGGTCTTTGGCAAGCATTCAAACCGCCCGGTTAACCAGCCATAAAAAGCCTTTTCAAACCGGGATTTTCGTCCAAAAGTTCCCAAACCTATTCAAATTCTTCTCAAACCGGCCGCGTTTTTACATGTCTGCCGAGTGGATCCGGCAGGAACTCGGCGAAGTGCTAGATTACTACAAGCTGTCCCCGCCGG